GCATCGTTGATCGCGGTCTTGGTTATTTTTCCGGATGCCAGGAGCTGGTTGAACATGTTACCGCCTGAACCACCGCCAATGTACGACCAGCGGCCCCACATGCGAAGCTTACCCTGTACCCAGATGCTTTCGAGAGTGCGAAGGCGAACCATCTCGCCGGATTTGCCAACTTCTGAAGGATTGATCATGTTGCGTCTCCACTTACGCCAGTGCGCCGATTGCCAGCGCACGATCTAAAAACCGAAACAACAGCACTAACTGGTCGCCGTATTTCGCTTCAAATGCCACAGGATCAGCGTGCAACTCATCGTGATGCGCTCTGCACAGCGGTATCACAAACAGGTCGTGCGCTTTGGTACCCATTCCACCCTGCCCGTGGCCAATCAGGTGATGGGGGTCGTCTGCCGGGTTATTGCAGCAACTGCACTGCTGCGACTTAACCCAACGGGTGTACTTCTCGTTCTCCCAGCGGCGGCGCTTTGGCCTCAGCATGAAAGATTCCGGTGATTCAGGGTCTACCTTAACGGAGACAACCTTCTTCACCTTCTCCTGGAGGATTTCAGTCGCCGGTAACGACGGAACAATGTCGCTTTCCCGCATTACGGATCTATGCGATTCAGGCTTAATCCTGAGGGCTTTGCTCGCCACTGATTCAGGAATAAGGTCAGCCAGATCGTTGCGTACCATCCACCAGCAGAACTCCGGAAGCGTCAGGATGTGGTCTTCGCTGAATCCCAGCATAATATTCACCCTTTCCAGCAACCATTTTACCAGGTTCTGCATGGCAATTCCTGCCAGTCTTTCAGTGGTTTGTTCACGTAACTGGTTGTCACATCCCCAGCAAAGGCGAATGCTCCCTGGTGCATGCCGCATCACGGTAAAGTCTCTGGCATGCCAGTCTGTATGAGGCCACTGACATTCAAATTTTCTTTCCAGCCAGGCATCAAGTCCACTCAGGCCACCAGCACGCTGGATAACCCGCTCATTCTCAAAAATAGCCTGCATACTGTCATCATCTGTCAGCGGCTGGTGCGCTTCCGGAATCAGCCCAGATGGCAGATGCTGGATTGCTTCTGATGGCCTTTCAATTACCACCCTGCCCTGGCGGAATAACCAGAGCAGTTCGTTGCCGGGACGGAACAACACCACCCCGGACATTGGCGCAACTTCAGGTGTCAGTATGGCTCTCACGCAATTTGCCCCTTAGCGATATGTTCAGCCCACAGGCCGCCGATCCAGCGAACACCCTTTGCTGTAAAGCGCGACTGATTGAATGCGTAGTTGGTCTGGTTGGTTGTGCCGGTCTTAACTTCAAAACGCCCTGCTTCGATGTGTTTGCTCTTTGGCGTAAGCACGCGGTTAAGGCGGTACATGATGCCGTTCTCAATGAGGAACATCGCGAATTCTGGTTCTTTGGCGTTAAGGAGTTTGGCAACCTGCCGGAACGTCATTGAGCCAGTGGCTTTGACATAGCGATCAACAAATTCAGCCTTAGGCGCTGCTATAGCCAGTTCATCACTCAGGCGTTGCTTCTGTTCGGCAAGGTCGGCAGCGAGGCGGAGTGCTTCAGGGAGTGTTTGCGGTACCGCCATTCCTGCCCCGCTCTCCAGTTCCTGCCAGCGGTCAACCAGACGGGCGGTAAACTCCGGGCACAGCTGGGCGACGATCACATAGCTATCTCGCTTGTTAACTTCGTAGTAGTGGTAAACCTGCTGGTTCTGTGGATGGGTGTACTGCATTGCAGCATACCCCCCAATTACGCCCGAGTTCATCAGTCGCTCGATAGTCACACACACATTGCTGTGGCGAGAGTCGACCAGTTTTGCAATCTCACGGCTGGACATCGTTATCTGCGGCCCCATCGCGGCGGTGTGGTGCTTCGGGCACATTACGGTGATATTCATCTGATTCATGCTCTTCTCCACTTATCAGGCGGCTGCACCCACCCTGGGTTTGAATTCAATGATCGTTATTTCAACTTTCCCACCCTTTACCTTTGGCCCCCATTCATTGGTCATGCGCTTAACTTGTTTATCGTCAACCCAAATGGATGCGTATGTCAGGGCGTCAAGTAGTGCCTTATTGAAGTTATCAATATCCCTGTCTCGTGAGTCTGGGGGAAACATGTATATGTCAATGTCTGCAAGAGCAGTAGATGCTTTTGGAAGCGCACGTAATTGCTCAATTACAGCCTTTCTGACTCTGGCCTTATATTCCCTGCCCTTTGCACTTATAAGTACTCGCCCTTTTAATGGGCCTTTGGTTGGTGAGCGCCAGTAGGTGTTTACGCTCGGTGGGAACGGGAGCACCAGTTTCATACAGTCACTCCCTGCTTTTTCAGCCATTCAACAGCGTTAACTCTTGCCTTGTCTCCACCGGATAACAGGTCTTTAATGAGCGCTACCGGATCAGCATCCAATTCTGTTTTGACGATGGTAATTCCCCTGGCAGCGCCAGGAGCAATGGAGAGATAACCCTTTTTCTTTAGCGCCTTCACATGCTCAGCAGCTGCGTTCTGCGATGAGCATCCAATCAATTCAGCAAGCTCTATCAACGTTGGTGGGAAGCCAACTTTTTCAATGTGAACCTTGATAGCTTCATACACTTCACTCTGACGCGGCGTTAATTCGATCATGACTCGACTCCATAACGCCCGTTCAGGCGTCCGATTACGCTGTTGAACATCACCAGGGTTACGCCCATCGGTTTAACCTTCTCGTGGTACTCCTTCAGGATCGGAGGTACAACGACATTCCAGCTTGGCTTAGGCTTCTTCTTCAGGGCTTTCTTAATGGCATCAGAACATTGACGGGCAACGTCACGAACCGCGTTCTCCTGCTCTGTGGATAGTTTTTTCATGCAGCGCGCTCCTGAGGTTTGCCAATAGGAACGGCCACTGCATGAATAAGCTCAACAGCCGGGGATTCAGACTGATTTCCCCAATGGTCCCAGCCAGGCGCACCGCAGCGGCTGAATAGTTCGATACGCGGAACATCGCCGTAAAGCTTTTCCAGGCGGAAACGAGCCTCTGCTGGTTTCTGGCTGTGCTCACCCAGGGGGCTGTAGATAACCTGCTTGATGCTGGCGCACTGGCGTTCGAGTCCATTCCCCCTGGTGGCTATCAGCAGGTCTTCCGTATTGGCTCGGGTGTAGTTGCCCCCGTTCATGCGGGTCTGCGTGTTCAGCAAATCGAGGAAGTCGTAAAAGTCCTCAACTCCACCAGTCTGAAGCGCTTTGTTGATGTTCTGCTCTGCCAGCGGGTTGAACTTCACCCAGGTAAAGCCCTTCATCGTGCGGACCTTAAAGCCCCAGGCTTCAGCCAGTTCGATAGCCTCGCGGGTGTGCGTGCCGGTGAACCACATAGCCAGAACAGCATCATCGGCAGCCAGGTCCCAGACCGGAAGACGCTTCATTTCGATCAGCTTCATTGTGCCGTAGTGGTTAGTAGCCGCGCCGTTGCTGACGGTGTTGCCATATTCCCAGGCTGGGTCAGCGTAAATCAGAGAGTATTTCATCAGACGTTTCTCGCTCTGCCAGCCAGACACCATCCATCACCGGTAGTTTTAACCCTCGGCACCATACTCAGGCAGCGCTTACGCTCTTTGATAATTTTGGCTCGCATGGTTTCGTTCTTTGAACGATTGAATGCTTCCATCAGAACGGTAGCAGCACGCAGATAAAGCCCCTTGTCAGATAACTCTTTAGCCTTGTCCATCATCGCAATCACAGCTGGGTTCGTTGCGGCTTCCTGCTTTGGCTCAGGTATTACTTCTCCTTTCTCAACCGGCATCCGTGGGATGATCGGACCAATAGGACCTTCCGGCGCTTTAGCGTAGTAACGGAAGTTGTGGCGTTCGCCTTTGCGCTCAGCACGATTAAGCATGACAAGGCGACATACAGCACGCTGAACACTGTGCAAGGCATACTCCGGCAGTGCTGCAGCAATCTCTTTGTTCGTCAGTCCAGGGTTATTGGCCACAAACAGCTGGATTGTTTTTAAAAAACTCATCATTACCCCCTGAATCCTGGTGGAATGCTGCCGTAATCAGTGTTTTTGAAGCTGGATTTAAAGATTCCGTCCTCACGCTCCCACTTCCCGTTAACTCGTGCTGGCCTTCCGGCATTCTTCCAGCTTGTGGCTGACTTCAGGTAGCCAGGAAATTTTGTTGGCTGGAAAAGAGTCTGTGGGCGAAGGTAAGCCGACATAGTGAGGTCTTCGCTCCACTTCGCGTTGCAGTAATCCACCACCAGCGATAACTCTTCAACGGTGTAACCTTCCCCGATTCGGGCACGAATGTTTTGCAGCGAGGTTGTTGAAACCTGATAACGCGAACTGGTTACCTGGTTCAGATGGGTCAAAACCTGTTTAGCCTGATCGGTGATCAGCACATCACCGTCTGGTTGCGGCGCAACCGGACAAATAGGTTTTTTAATATCTGTAGTATTCTCTGTAGTATTCTCTGTAAGAACATCAGTGCAATTTGACCTGATGAGAGCGGTTCGTTTTGACCTGATGGAGCGTTCCACTTTGACCTCTTCCATCGGTTCATTTTGACCTGATGGAAGAGTGCAATTTGAACTATTCGATTTAGTCACTTTGACCTCATCTAAAAGCTCGCTTTCGTAGTTGATCGTGTAGTAGTTCGTCATGTCGCGCTGAGACTTGTTCAGCTGCTCAACTTTGAGAACGCCGAGGTTTTTCAGGCGGGTGAATGTGCGCTTCAGCGTAGACTCTGACCAGAACGGGAACTGCTCCAGCCACTGCTCGTTGGTGTTGTAAATCCAGCGCACGCCGTCACGCTCCAGTCCGGAGGTGGTTTCTTTAAGCCAGTAGTTAACCTGCTGCAACGCAATAGCCTCGTTCAGGCCAATGCTGTATGCAAGGTCAGGGTTTATCACTATCGGCCGGGATGGCATCAACAGGCTCATGGTCGTCCTTTAACTCTGTAAATTTACGCTGGAATTGTTCAAGAGGGCTGAAGCACTCATGATCGTACCCTTCGCGAAGGTATATAACGCGTCGAGTCTCTGGATCCCATCTGATGACGCGGACCGGGACGCCGTAGTGGTCTTTGAATCGCCGGTTAACTTCAGCCATTCTTCACGCCCCTTCTCGTTCATCTGAGCAAAAGCCTCTACCATCGCGTTCTCTGGCTGGTAGTTGTTCTCACCAGGCTGGTCGTTTAATCTCTCCACATAGCCGAACGGGGAGTCTTTTCCCACCAGTGGAAGGCATCTGAATTGCTTCGCTGGTCTCAATCGGTTTAAACTGTTCATGCGTTAGTTTCTCCACTGAATACGACACGCCAAGACGCCAGGGGCCTGCACGCCCGCTGGCGTCACTTTTTTGGGCTTTTCTTACGGCTAAACAGCGCGACAATCGCGCGGATTTCTTCTTCACGCGCAGCCAGGTGACGGCGGTGATGCTCGTTAATCTCTTCAGCCTCATGCGGTTCAATCACTCCATCTTCTAGAGCTTTCTGGATAATCTGATCGACCTGACCACGTGCAGCTGCAGTTCTCATGGCACGGGTAAACAGGTCTACTCGATCGAGGTCTTCCAGCTGTGGAACGTCCACAAGCAAAGCGCCACGACGCCGAGCGAAGTAATCAGCCAGGAGAGACGTGTT